CAACAGCTTACACTCGTAACGCTGAGTCCTATGATATTGCTATCAGCGGTCAACCTTTCTTCTTAATGACTAGCGATGAGTTCCCATATCGTAGAGAAACTGCTCAGTATCGTAAGCAGCAGATTGACCAAACTAATGAACCAGGTGAACAGTCTATTACTGGTTGGTGGGTACGCGCTCAGTCATCTTTCCATAATGGTGATGGCATTAACTACTATGACCCATCAGCTGGCGAGAATATCAGTTACCGATTTGCCGATGCAAAGGGTGTCGATGTATGGAACAAGGGCAAGGTTACATTACTAAACTCTTGTATTGAAAACCATATAACTACTGGTGCTATTGCTAGCAATGACCGACCATTTCAGTTTGTTCGTTCTATCAAGTTCAACTCAATTCCTGCTATCCTATTGCATGATGAGTATGATGTTGATAAAGTATATAACCCTATCACATACTCGATTACAAATAAAGCATTGGCATCTAATGTTGCAACACTTACAACAAGCGTAGCACATAAGTATGCAATTGGAACTATGGTTGATATCTCAGGTGTCGACGCTACATTCAATGGCACATTTGAAATTACCGCTGTAACTAGTACGACATTTTCATATGCTAAGACAGCATCAAATGTTACATCTACTGCTGTTACACCTAACGGTACAGCATCTAGTACAATTACACACTTTATTGACTACAACTCTGGAGCAGATAACCCAGTGCATGCAATATGCGATGATGGAACAACTGCATATTGGATTACTAATAGACCTGTTGGTGGTAATCAAAGATTAACTGTTTATAAAAAAGCATTAACTGGAAGCAAGTCAACATCAGATACTCAGATGTTCCAAGATACAGGTAATACTGTAACTAATGCTACCATGGAATATGTTAAAGACCGTATTGTCATGGCTGCAAACAATGTAGTCTATCAATTCTCACCAGCACAGACATCAATGCCTACGGCATTGTATACACACCCAGCATCAACACACGTGTATACATCTATTGCCGCATCAGGCACAGCAATCTATGTAGCTGGTTATAATGGAATCCAATCAACAATTCAAAAGTTTACACTATCAACATCTACTGGTGAGATGCCGTCAACAATTACATCTGCAATTACTGCAGCTGAGATGCCAGTTGGTGAGCGAATCTTTAAGATTTTCTACTACCTAGATTACTTGATGATTGGTACTGATAAGGGTATTCGTGCAGCAAACATATCTGCTGATGGTTCTATTGGTTATGGTCCACTAATTGTAGAGACTAGCCAACCATGCTATGACTTTGCAGCACGAGATAGATTTGTATGGTGTGCTACATCTGTTGATGGAGAGCCAGGTTTGATTCGTATTGACCTAACAGCAGAGATTGAATCTCTAAGATTTGTATGGGCTAATGACCTTTACTACCCTAACGGGGATACAGTACACCAGACAACTGGCGTTGCATTCCTTAGTGGGACAGATGACCTAGCATTCTCCACAGCATATGCGAACTCAACTAATGGCCATGTGTACCGTGAGAATTCAGCAAGTCTTATGAGTAGTGGCTACCTAACTACAGGTAAAATACGTTACAATACACTTGAGAGCAAGGTATTTAAAACACTAAAGCCACGTGTTGATACCTCTACTGGTGGGTTGACTATCAAGTCTGTTGATTCCTTAGGTGCTGAATATACAGTTGGAAACTTCTCAGAGGGTAGTACTACATCAGAGGTTGGTATTCCTTATCCTGTTGGTGCCCAAGAATCTCTATCATTTAAGTTTACTCTAGCACGCTCAGTATCTGATGTTACTAAAGGACCCGTATTTAGAGGCTACCAATTAAAAGCATTGCCAGCAATCCCACGTCAACGCCTTATCCAGTATCCATTGGCATGCTTTGATAGAGAGTTAGACTCATACGGGGTACAAGTTGGCTACGAAAATGCAGCCTATGATAAGTTACTTGAATTAGAAAAAACAGAAAGTGCTGGTGATACAGTACTTGTTGAAGACTTTAGAACTGGAGAAGCATACTCAGGTCTAATTGAATCAATGCAGTTCATCAATAGAACACCATCCGATAAAAGATTCTCTGGCTTCGGTGGAATATTACTACTCACAATCCGAACACTATAACTCCTAGGAGCGCAACGCATGACACCAGCAAATTGGGCAGGACTAATCGTATCCATCATAGCAATTGCTACCGCTTTCAGTGGTGGTGTGAGATGGTTGGTTAAGCATTACCTATACGAACTTAAGCCTAATGGTGGTTCAAGTCTTAAAGATTCAGTAGTTCGCCTTGAAACAAAGGTTGAAACTCTACATGATTTAGTAATGGAGTTAGTTAGAAAATGACAACAGTAGATAAGTTCCTTGAGGTTGCACAGGCAGAGGTTGGGACTATCGAAGAAGGTAACAATCATACCAAGTATGGCAAGTTTACTAAGCATGATGGGCAACCATGGTGTGGTTCATTTGTAATGTGGTGTGCATCACAGGCTGGGTTTAAGTCAATGCCTAACGTAGTATGGACACCAGGTGGGGTTGCCGCATTCCAAGGTACGGGTGCATGGAGTAATGCTGAGACAGCCTCTCCTAAACCTGGCGATATAGTCTTCTTTGATTTTGTCGAGGGTGGTGCTGCAGTTGAACATGTAGGGATTGTACTTAAAGATAACCTTGATGGTACCCTTACCACTATCGAAGGCAATACATCACCAGAGAAGAAAGCCAAAGGCTCACAAGCCAATGGTGGAGAAGTTGCAGTACGTATCAGAGCATACAAGAAAACCAACAAGCGCAAACTCACAGCCCATGTTGTGGGATTTGGCAGACCGAAATGGAGTAAATAATGAAGGTAGATTTTAAAGACTGGAAGTCAGTTGTGACTGCCGTCACAGCAGCACTGGTAACATGGAGTGCATTGAAGTTTGCAGTGGACTCAGGGTCAATCCTAGCAGTTATCACAGCCTTCACTGCTGGAACTGTGCAGAGTAAGCCTAAGATTTAATACCCTTTAAAGGGCCCTAGCAGGCCCATAGAGACAAGAAACCCCCCTTCCTAAGGTAATCACCCTAGGTTGGGGGGTCTTTTGTTATGCCTTAAATCTCGTCGTCTGCTTCCCAGTCTTCGAGATAGTCATGGAAGTCCTTCATATGTTTCTTAAATTTGTAGTTCTGGTATCTGCTAATCAGTTCATAGAATACATCGTGAACAGCAAGTGCTAGTAGTACTGCAGTAAAAGCTTGCAACATAGTTTATTCTCCTATATAATATATATTATTATATACTATATAGAAGCCCCTTAAAGGGCTTCTTATATAATATATTAATATCAATTATACACAGGAAACTGACTTTGTCAAGTGTAAAAAAAAGCTTGACAATATGACACTGATGTGTCTATAATCTGGACATGAGCATACAACTTGGAGATTACGAACTACCTGAACACGTGAGTTACTCAGCGTTCAGCACCTATGTTGACTGTGGATATCAGTACTACCTTGGGCGATTGCTACAGGTACCTGAGGCTCCATCAGTCTGGTCAGTAGGGGGCAGTGCCTTCCATACAGCGACAGAAATGTGGGACTTTGAAAATGCAGAATGAATTATGGGAGAAGGCCTGGGCTAAGGAACTTGGTGACACTGACCTAACCAACGCACGTGTTGGAGGCAGGGCAACCAAGGCAAACCCAGATAAAGAGAACGTTGCTTTCTGGCAAGATGCTGGTCCTCGATGGGTGCAAGCTTATATCGACTGGCGCAAGGCTAACCCTGACTGGAAAATCTGGAAGACTCCAGATGGTGTACCAGCAATCGAGTTAGCGATGTTACCTCAGTTTGCTGGCGTGCCAGTCAAGATGATTCTTGACAGAGTGTTTGAAGTCAATGGCGAGTTAGTCATCGTCGACTTGAAGACCTCTCAGCAAACACCAACCAATACACTGCAACTCGGATTCTATAAGATAGGTTTGTTAAAGACCTATGGAATCGATATTAAGTGGGGGACTTATTGGATGGCACGCCAGCATGGGGTATCACCATTAGTAAGCCTTGAACAGTACACTGAAGATAAGCTTGAGTATCTTGTATCAGGTTTTGATAAAGCACGCAAGGCTGGAATCTTTTTACCTAACACAAACAACTGCCAATACAAATGTGGACTAACAGCACACTGTCAGTTCTCAACGAAGATAGGATAACAAATGGAAGAATGGAAACTGCAAGTATCATACAAGACACCTGCTGGGGATATGATTAATATCCGTGCTAACACTGCTGATGAACTCAGCGTTTTACTAGAAGGCATCGGTGATTACTCAACGCAAGTAGCAGCCGTACAACGATTGGTTGTTGGTGCTTACAATGCAGCCCCTTTGGGGACCACGCCTTCAACTCTAGGCACAGCGCCATCCACTTACTCCGCTCCACCCCAGGTGCAGGCTCCGTTACTTACACCTCCACCAAGCGCAGTAACACCATCAGGGACAGCGAGCCCAACGTGCATCCACGGAGCACGAATCTTCCGACAGGGAGTGAGCAAGAACACTGGAAAGCCTTACGCTTTCTGGGCATGCCCAACTCCTCAGGGAACACCTGACCAATGCAAGCCAGTAAACTAGCGAGAGGGAAACAATGAGCATCTGGGATAATCCTGAGTTCAAGAATGAATCAAGTGGGGCCTATGTTAATTTCAAAAGCATCGGTGACTCAGTAGAAGGAACAGTACTAAGTGTCGGTCTTCAGACATGGGACGATGGTACTATTGCACCAAAGATTGTACTTCATACCAATGAAGGTGAGCGTACGCTAACAGCAGGCCAGGTTCGATTGAAGATGGCACTGGCAGATAAGCGCCCTGAACAGGGTGACTATCTTGCTGTTAAGTTTATATCTATTGAAGACCGTGGTGGTGGTAAGACACTTAAGCACTTCAATGTAGATGTCCGCAAGGCAATGACAGACGCACCGTTTTAATTAAATAGATGAGAGAACGCAGCTACCGAAACGTACCACAGAAGTGGCTGCGTTCTTTCTATAAAGAAGGGAATGATGAAGAATGCGTACACTTGTCCGCTCAGTTGGTCGTTCCAGTATTGGTGGAGAACCGCTCCCTAGTTGCTTTAAGGCATTCGAAAGTAACAAGATTATCATCAGGCGTTCTGAGGTTTCGATGTTCGCCGCTGCGCCTGGAGTAGGTAAGTCAACACTAGCACTAGCACTTGCTTTGAAAATGAAAGTCCCCACACTTTATGTTTCAGCAGATACCAACGCACACACTATGGCTATGCGATTAGCCTCAATGATTTCAGGTAAGTCTCAATCAGATGTAGAAGCATTAATGAATGTGGACCATGGCTGGACTAAGGCAACACTTGCTAAGGGTTCACATATTGTATGGTCATTTGAATCAGCACCAACACTTCAGGATATTGATGAAGAGGTGCAAGCATTCGAAGAACTATGGGGTTGCCCACCAACTCTTATTGTAGTAGATAATTTAATGGACGTAGCCACCGATGGTGGCGAAGAGTTCGCATCTATGCGAGCAGTAATGAAGGAGTTAAAGTATCTTGCGAGAGCGACTAACGCTGCAGTGGTTGTACTACACCACACTTCGGAGGCTGTCCCAGGTAGCCCGTGTCAACCGCGCTCCGCTATTCAGGGCAAGGTTGCTCAACTTCCTGCTCTTATATGTACCCTCGGCGTTGTTGGTACTTCTATGGGTGTTGCACCTGTTAAGAATAGATACGGTAGAGCTGATGCAGGAGGAGGACTCATGACATGGGTAGCCTTTAATCCAGAGTATATGTTCATCGACGACATACCAGAGAATGTGTAGATATGACAACTAGAAAAAGCCATAAGGCTAGAGGAGCAACCTTTGAAACAGACTTACGAAATTACTTTCGCACAAATGGATACAACGCTGAACGACTTGCAAGAACAGGTGCACGAGATGAAGGAGATATTGTTGTCTCTTCGGATTTCCTTGGCTCGATTGGAGTCATTGAAGCAAAAGCCCCAGGTGCAGGAAACAAAGTCGACCTCAGTGGTTGGACCAGAGAAGCGCAGTTGGAAGCAACGCATTATGCTGAAGCCCGAGGATTATCGAGAGACCAGATTACACCTGCGCTCATCATTAAAGCGAGAGGCAAAGCCATTGCGGACGCCTACTTGGTATTTAGATTAGGGGATATATTCGGTGAATGATTTACCTAGCATCAAGTCAGTGCTTGAACACTACGGTGCTAGTATTCTTCGTGACCATGGACAAGCAAACCTTAAGTGTCCATTCCATGGGGACAGCCATCAATCAGGTACAGCTAACTTAGATAACAATCTTTTTGTTTGTTTCGCGTGTGGTGTACAAGGAAATAGTTTACAGATTATTGCACAACAGGAAAGGTGCGACATACATGAAGCAGCAAAGTTCGCAGAAGGAACTCTTGGGCATAGCATCAAAGAAGTATCAGGAAAGTATTCATCTGGCCGAAGACTACCTTCGAAGCAGGGGTATCACAATGGAAGTGGCACGGTTGGCACGATTAGGCGTAGTCGCGGAGCCTGAGCCAGGACATGAACAGTACACTGGACGACTCAGTATACCGTACATTACAAAGACTGGTGTTGTTGACTTGCGTTTCCGTTCTCTTAACCCTGCTGTTGAACCAAAGTATATGGGCATGGTTGGTAGTGATACTCGTATGTATAATGTACTTGACATTGAACGTGCTGGTGATTGGATTGGGATATGCGAGGGAGAGTTAGATACCCTTACTATGTCCCGCTTGATTGGTGTTCCATGTGTTGGAGTTCCTGGTGCTAACAGTTGGAAGAAACATTATACAAGATTACTTGCAGACTTTGA